ATAAAATACAGAAATATTAAATATAAAAAAATAAATGAAATATGTGATTTTTTACAAAAAAGTAAAAGAAATGCCTCTTATGGAAAAGATAATGGTAAATATCCATTTTATACATCATCACAGGAGTTAAAAAAATATTGTGATGAGAATGATTATAACAGGGAGTCTATAATCATTGGTACAGGAGGAAATGCAAATGTAAAAAAAAATTCTAATTTTTCTTGTTCAGCAGATAATATTATTATAACAACTAATGATGATTCATATATTAGCAATACATATATTTATTATTATTTAATAAATAACATAAATATATTGGAGAATTTATTCAATGGAACAACTATTAAACATATTTCAAAAAATAGTTTAGAAAATATACAAATTCCAGTTCCCCCAATTGAAATACAAAATAAAATTGTTGAAGAATTAGATGGATTATATGCATTAAAAGAAAATTTCAAAAAATCAATTGATATTATGGATAACACTTACAAAAAATCAATATTTGAAATGCTTTTATATGGATGTAAAAACATGAAAGAAGAAATAATTAAAAATATTTGTGAAATAAAAACAGGAAAAAACAAACCGGATGATAAACTTGAAGAAAATAAACCATATCCATATTATGGAACGGGTGGAATAACAGGATATACAAATAATTATTTAGTTGATGGAGAATATTTATTAACTCCCCGTAATGGAACAATTGGAAATTTTATAAAATGTAAAGGAAAATCATTTCCAAGTGACCACATGTTTATTATTAAATTAATTGATGAAAAAATAAACATAAATTTTTTAAATTATTGTATGATGAAAAATAACTTATCATATTTTAAGACTGGTTCAACAATTCCGAACATAACAAAAAGTACATTGGAAAATGTTAAATTAAAAATTCCATCTCTAAAAGATCAAGAAAGAATAATAAAAGAAATGGAAAAATATGATTTAGAAATAGAATTTAAACAAAATGAAATTAAAAAAATTGATGAATATGCTAAAACAATTTTTGATAATTATTTAAACAAATGTAAAAAAAATCAAGAAAATCAAGAAGATGAAGAAGTTAAAAAAGATAATAAAAACGATAAAGAAAATAAAATTGATGAAATAATTGAAGAATTAGATAATATGTCAGATAATGAAAGTGTAAAAAGTGATAAAAAATCAAAGTCAAAAAACAAAATTAAAAACAAGATTGAATATGAAAAGATAACAATAAAAGATAAAGAATATATCAAAGAAGGGAAGAAGATATATAAAATAAAAGAAGGAGAAAAAGGAAAACTATATGGAAAATTAGACAAAAAAGGTAATTTTGAAAATATAGTTTAAAAGTATTTTTTATAAAAGAATATTAATTTATTAAATTTAAATAAATAAGTTTAATAAAAGTATTAAAAAATAATTTTTTGAAAAGTAAAAAATTGATAAAATCATTTTTATTAACAAAACAACTATTAAAAATTGAAATTTAAAATAATTCAATGTGTTTTAACACTTAAAATTAAATATATATGCAACAAAACAAAGAACAGAAAGAAAAAAAGAAAGTTGTCTTACAAACTCCTAAAACTTGTGTTAAAAGTGTAAATTACATTAAACACATTAAAAGTCACTTAGATAAAAAAAAGTTGTTTAATATATCATTTAATAAAAGTGATATAATAATAAAAGATAAAGAGAATAAAGTAATAAATGATGATGTAATAAAGGAGTATATTTCAAATAAAAAACAAACTGAAATATCAAAAGTTATAGCATCATTTATTAACAAATATCATTATAATTTTAGTGTTAAATATTCTTGTTTGGAATATGAAATAGGAAATCCTATATTATATGTGTTTTTATTACCTTTTGTATCAATTGATAATTATTATATAATAAAAGTTGGTTATACTAAAGATGTAATGAAAAGATATGAACAATTAAAGAAAGAATTCAATGTTAAAGATATATACTTAATGTATATAATTCAAATAAGTGGAGAACATATTGAATTGAATGTACATAAAGATATAAAAAAGACATTTGAATCAAGTATTTATAGTATGTCAAAGAATAAAAAAAATGATAAAAATATAACATCTGAAGAAACATATAAATTTAGTTGGTTATTATTTAAAAATATATTGAATATAATATACAGAACATATATAGAAATGAACAACGTAAGAATATTAGAATTAGAAAATGAATCAAAAAGACTAGATAATGAACTAAAAGACAAAGAAATAATATTTAAAGACAAAGAAATAATATTAAAAGATAAAGATAATGAATCAAAGAAACTAGATAATGAATCAAAGAAACTAGATAATGAATCAAAGAAACTAGATAATGAATCAAAGAAACTAGATAATGAGAGTGACAAAATAAAATTACAATTAATATTAGCAGAAACAGAGTTATTAAAATTAAAAAAATAACAATTTTTATTTAAAATAATATTAAATAACACAATTATTATGGTATATTCAGGAGACAAATTAATATTTGGTGTTCAAATGAATTTAGATAATGCTGTAAAATATGTTATAAAATATGCAAAAAAATATGAAAAAAATGTGTATGATACAATTGATTTAGATATGATTCAAGAAAAAGATATAGATGAAAAGTATGATTATTTTAATGATATTATTGAAGAATTAAATTTAGATATTGAACTAATAAAACCACCGTGTTGTTATTTTAAAGATGATGATGATGATTTTTCAAAAGTTTATTTAGGTGCAATTTTATGTTGTAATGACATAGTTGTGTCAAGATTTAATATTTCAAGTTTTGATACATATGAAGAATACAAAAATTTTTATACAGAAGGTTTGAAAAATGCAGAAACAGAATTAACAAACAACAAAAAAAAATACAATGAAGATTTAACAAAAATATTACCAAAAACACAAAACAAACCCAAATTTTATTCATTACCAAACGATTGTTACAGTTGTACTTAATTACAATAAATTAAATATATTATTTAAAAAAATATAAAATTTATGAAATAATTAAAAATATGTTAGAAAATGAAAGTATAAAAATTAAAAGAAGGAAAAATGATAATTGTATATATGTAAATAAAAAAATGTTTTATCTAATAAAAATTATGTTATATCTAAAATAATTTTTTAATTGCAAATATTTTTATAAAAAGTATAATATATTTAATGGAAGAAAGTTCATCAATGATGTTTATACATTCTGTATTTATTGGATTAATTTTATTTATATTGATATTCTTAATTTTACAACAAAAATATGAAGTAGCTGAAACATGGAGTTATTTAATAGGTTCAATATCATTAATTTACATGATTATATTTGGACATAATTTACCAAGTACAAATATAAACAAAAATTTAAAATTTTAATTGTTATTTTTATATAGTTATTATTAAAAATATTTAACTTTAATAATATGTTCAGGATTTTCTAAATCTATTTTATTTTTAGGATGTTCTGGAGGAGAATAAATACTATATAATTTTAATTCTTCTGTTTTTGAAGTATTAATAATTTCATGTTTTATACCATCAGGAATTATTATACCAATATCATCACTTAATTCATATTTTTTATTATCAAGTATTGCAACACCATTTCCTTTTTCAATTCTAATAAATTGATCATGTCCTTCATGAGTTTCTAAATGTATGTTATCTAAAGGTTTAATATTCATATAAACGAGTTGCATATGTTTTCCTGTATAAACGACTTTTCTATAATTTTTATTTTCTAAAGTTTGTTCATTTATATTTTCACAAAAAATATGTTTATTGTTCATATAAATTAAATTTTATAATAAATTGTTAATTATAAAAATTATTGATTATAAAAAATTATTTTTAAGGAATAACAGTTTTGTTACATAATAAAAACATTGACAATAGTTTTTTAATACAATCATGTTTATCATCAATTATTTGAGTAACTTTATCAATATAATTATCATTCCAAATTTCCATTTCCATAACAAATATTTTTAAAAATTTTTTCATTTCATCAGAATCTTCAAAACAAGAATAAACTTGTTGGAATATTAAGAATATTTTTGAATGCCATAATTCAGCAATGTTAATAATCATTTTGCATTGTGTTTTAAAATCTCTCATTCTAAAAGTAATTTTTCCTTTATCTGGGATTGAGTTAAAAATATCATTATCAGACTCACTTGTTTCAATTAAAAGTTTTCTTGCATTTTCAGTGATAGTTATTAAAGATTCTCTAATTGATGGATAAAAGTTTTTAACTACTGAAACAAGTGGTAATTTTCTTTCTGCAGACTGAGGTAATGAAAGAATTTGTTCAATATTTTTTTCGTTTATTTTGTGAGAGATATAATACGGAACAGTTTTAATTTTTCCATAATCTAATTCAAAATCAAGTTCTTGATTAATTAAACCAATATTTCCCTCAGTAACAACATAAAATACAAATCCTTCATAATCTAAAATATTACAAACATTTTCATTTTCTAGAGGAACAAACGGAGGATGTTTTGCAAGGAATTCTTGTTCAGTCATTTCATCTCTAATAACTTTATCTAAATTAGAACTCATTGTTTCAATTTTATAAACATGATCAACTTTCCAAGACATTGGTTGTTTCCATCCAGTTAAACATATTAGTTCTTCAAGTTGAAAATGAGCTCTGTAATTTCCTGCTGAATCTCCAATATTAAACATACAACCTAAAAAGTTATAAGAAGATTTTTCATAAGAAACTGCAAGCTCTGGATGAAATCCTTTCCATGCACAAACTCTAAAAGGAACAATTGCTTCAAATGATAAACACATCGGATATTGTTGACAATTTAAAGGTGTTCTTGACCAAAAAGATTCAAAATTTGCTAATATTCTATCTAAAGCGTAATTAACAAATGCATGAACTGGTTCCATACCATTTTTAACATCTTCACAAAGTGTTTCATAATTGATATCACAAAGTCCGCAACAGATTGATGTAACATTATATGACAAGATTGCTTCTGAAATAGTTAAAGTTCCTGAAGAAGATAAAACTGGTAAAAACGGTAATCCTCTTTCTCTACATGTATTAAAAATGACTTTTGAAAATTCATCTCTTGGATCATTACTAGAATCAATTCCCTGAGACATAATTAAATAGGAAGGATGTGTAATAGGATATAAAGTCCATCCAGAAAGAGAACCATCATTTTTAAAACTCATCCAACCATTAATTTTGCCTTTGTTATTCTTATTAACAATTGTTCTAATAGTTTCTCTTTGAATTTCATCTAGATAATCTAAATTTCCTTCAGAAGTGACATTTTCGTTTTCAGAAATACCATTTTTAATATGATTTCCAGTGAGATATTCAATTCCTCTTTGTAATAAATTCTTTAAACATATAACTTTTCCAGAATCTAAAACAAAAAATATAGAACCTCTTCCTTGTCTTGAAAACTTTTTGTCAAAGATATTACAATGTTCTAAATACTTAATGTAAAAACATCTTTTTTCATAATTTGTATTCTTGAATAAAGCAGGTGTAGAACATGTATATTTTCTTTCAATGAAAAACTTTTTAACTCCATCATATCCTTTATTAGTATATAATTTTTCAATTAGTTTGACAATATCCATTTTATCTTCATCATTATCACTTCCATTTTCGTAATCGGTTAATTTAGAAAGATGTTGTAAAAAGTTAAAAACATTTGTATAACCTAAGTTATTCCAAGAGACTTGAAATCTTAGATGAGGTTTCATTCTGTTAGAATGGTTTTCGTCAATTTTTGAAATATTTCTTGATGTAGAACGAGATGTCATTAATGGTAACATTCCTTGACTATTTTTTCTTGGAAGAGAACCATCACATAACCAATTTAATAAATTAACATTTCCGTGAGCTTTAATTTGTTCTTGAAGAGTTAAACCTAATCTTTCTCCATCTTGTTCTGTAATAAATTTATTTCTTGAAATGTCAATACTAATTC